AAAAGCCGCGTATAACTGATGTTCCAGAATAACTTTCACTTCATGATATTGAAGTGCAATTAATGGAAGTGAAAGACCTGGATTACGACAAAACCAGAATTGTAAAGGAATATATACACTATCAGAAGGTTTGGTCCCATCGAGGGCTACCCCACCTGAACAAGTCAATGCCTGCCACCGTGTCTGAAATGTACTAACTTGACCCTCGCACCTCGCACCGGTCGATATCACACCATTTTCATTTTTTTGAGTTAATTCAGCCCATGTTTCCATCCAGTGACCATAATGTTTATCAATTTGCTGACCACCAATTTCTAAAGTAACGTGATCAATACCATATGTTCCAGCATTATCGCATACACTAGCCCCCAGATCACCTTCTAACAAAATAAACATATCGTGAACTAAATCACCATTTCTTGAAATAGTGGCAGTACAACGCCCGTTTCCAGAGCTAGGTGCAGTGCCGCTCCACGTCTGTTCAATGGCTTCCATCGAAAAGTTCGTGTGTCTACGGTAGACAACCTTAAAGAAAGTAATTTGCGGGTTACCCGTAAGGTAAATATCCTGAGCACCATAAGCGACAAGTTGCATTAATCCTCCTCCCATTTTTATACTATAGCATAGAAAAAATTTCCAGTAAAATTTGTCTATAATGATGAAAAAGAAAAGATAAAAAGAATAACTTAAGAAAACTCAATTAACTTGCTTAATTAGAGTATGCTAATCCACCCATACCCGACATAATTCTTAGGACATTGTAATTGACGGCGAAAATGTGAGTTATTGTTAAAGTTCCCGAAATTACTTCAATTTTAGCACTGTCAATTCTTGAGAAATTACATGTCCCTGATGGTTGATGTTCTTCTGGTTTTAGAGCAAATGAGTATACTCCGATTGTATCACCCAGACCCCCTGGTGCAGAAACTGTGGGGGTAGTCTTCCACAGCAGACCTCCACCCGTATGATGTTGATAAACTTGAGTTCTAGTAAAATACTGGTGGGTTCTCTCTTTAAAACGATCACTGCCATTTATATTTAACTTGAAAACAGCTGGTGCACTATCTGTAGCGATAGGGTCTAGTTCGCCGGTCAGCACGCCCTCCGTGTCTTGATGTCTTATAAATATTAATTCCTTAACAGGGTGATTAAATGTTAAAGTATGGGGACTTTGAAACGAATTGTAATCGGGGAATGTCGTATTCCGCCCTATAAAATCTTCCTGTACTTGTTCAATTAAATATTCATGGCTGACCTGGGCAAAGCGTCTCCTTTCATCAGTATCAAGATAGATGTAATCACACCATAATTTATTACTTGTAAACTTATGATCAGCAGTATTATATAAATGTTTCAAGATAATTTTCACTTCATGATACTGGAGAGCAATTAAAGGAAGTGCTAATCCAGGATTACGACAAAACCAGAAAAATAAAGGCACAAAAAATGTATGTGCTCCAGCCATGACTCCCCCGGCGACTGTGCTACACCCCCCAAAACCGGACATTTTTTGAAATAATGTTCCCCCCCCATCCGCATAGGTGCGCCGTGTCCCATCGGGGTTTGGTTCTGTAAGTTCGGCCCTTGCTTCCATCCACGCACCACTTTGTTTATCTATTCTTTGACCACCAATCTGTAATTCAACGCTATCTAATAAAGCTGAAGTTATATTGTAATCTTGATCGTACGAGGTGCTTACCGTTCCACTAGTTGTTAATTCTAAATACATTCTGTGAACTAAATCACCATCTCTTGAAATAATAGCTTCACATTTACCTGCCGTAGCGCTGTTGGCAGTTAAGTCAGTTCCTAACCATGTTTGTTGAATTGCTTCCATCGAGTAGTTTGTATGTCTTCTGTAAACAACCTTAAAGAAAGTAATCTGGGGATTTCCCGTTAAGTAGATGTCCTGGGCACCGTAGGCAACGAGTTCCATTAATCCTCCTCCCATATTTATACATATAGCATAGATTTTTTTATTAAGTTTCTTTCCCTAGGAATACTTAAAAGAATTCTTTCTAAAAAGTGAGTTTATTTTTACTTAAAATTATTTTCTATGCTATAGTATAAAATGAGCGCTCCTGGAATAACCCAAAACACACACGCGAAAGATGCAGCGATTGATGGGTCGATATCGGTCGGCAGAACAAATCACTTTGCCTCGACCCACAATCAAATGCACGATAACTTTTTTAGTGATGGTGGTGGTTACCCTGCTGGTGGCGCTACCGTCCTCAACACACACACGCCGACCCAGGGAGGGACAGTGTGGAAAGTAACCGGAACAGATGCCGGTGGTACTGCAGCTCTTTCTGCTGCTGCGGGAAATGAACATACCGGTGTCTTATTAATTACAAATGACGGCGATGATAATGATCAGACAAATCTTTTTAGTGGTCATAAATCTTTCATTATGAATGCAACTGCTAAAGATTTAACATTTAGAGCTCGTTTTAGAATTACATCTACGGCCGCAGCTCATCAGGGATTTTTTATAGGATTATCATCCAATGATACTGCTGATTTCATTGACGATAACGCTGCTGCATTTGATGACGGCACTAGTCAAAGTACATATGGTATATTTAGAAAAGCTGACGGAGGTGAACTTCTCTATACGGCGGCTACACAAAATGCTACAACGAAGGGTGGGACGGTGGGTGTCGGCGATGCTTTATCTGGTACTGCGAATGCAGTAATTAATAATTGGATGCTGGCAACAATACACCTTGTGTCTAAGTCCGCCGCTCAATTTACTGCTCATATTTCTCTTAAGGATGAAACAACGGGAGTAATACATGCTTTTCACGGCGTAACCGATACTGGGGAACTGGCTTATGCCAGTCAAGTACCGATGACCCCCTGTATATGTATTAAGGCGGGGGGCGATACCGTCATTACATATGAAATTGATTATGTAGATGTTATCCAGAAAAAATAAAAACTTTTTTAATTTCAAACATATTTTGGAAATTTTAAGTAGATAAATATTATTTTATTTAAATTATTTTATAATAATTTAAAGATTTTTAAATGGATTAAAAAAAATATTTTATTTTTTGATATTCACCCCTAATTTACCTTTAATTCGAATAAGCAAGTCCGCCCATACCCGACATGATTCTTAAGACGTTGTAATTAACGGCATAAACTGTAAGATTTGTGGTGTTCGATGCTGGAACATTATCAAACATCATTTTAGCAGTATCAATTCGCGAGAAATTGCAAGTTCCCGAAGGCTGATGTTCTTCAGGTTTTAAAGCGAAAGAATAACAGTAGATATGGCGACCAGGAACTCGGTGACCCGCCTGTATCGGCTGACAAGTTCTGAAATAACTAGCTTTACGTTTGGCAAAACGATCGTGTCCGTTGAGCTGAAGTCTCATCGAATCAAATCCCTCGTAGGAGGTGCTGTTATTTAATACTTCTGTATGGGAGGCCTCTCCAGTCAGAGTTGAATTCGCTAGATAGTTAAAATAATCATTTCTGCCACTACCGGTGACGGCGCCAGCCGCCGCCCAAGGCGTAATGTCGTTGGAGCCTACGGCTGATTCCTCGGATACACTAGCATCTTGATTTACCCAAATTAATTCTTTAACAGGGTGATTGAAATTTAATTTTTGACTCGAAGAATATGCTCCAGTTTCACGCTGAACTTGTTCAATAAGATATTCGTGAGATACTTGAGCGAAACGTCTGCGTTCATCGGTATCAAGGTAAATATAGTCCACCCATAAGTTACAGACTGCCGTTGGAGCGGTCGTGAAAGCTGTGGTTTGCTGGCCGGTTGCAACTAACAAAGCATTCAGATTTCTAGTGGTTAGTTTAAGTTTAACTTCATGATATTGAAGAGCAATTAATGGTAAAGCAAGACCTGGATTACGACAGAACCAAAATTGTAAAGGGATATATAATTGAAGATTTGTTTGGTCGTAAGCGCTTGTCGTCCACACCGCTGCGTGGTGGCCTTCTTGTTTATTTAGTCCAACGCGCTGATATTGATCGCGATCAGTTAATTCATTCCAGATGTCTAACCATTGAGAATAGTGACGATCAATACGCTGACCACCAATTTCAATTTCACAATCCTTAACAAAAGCGTGTCCCGTATTATTGGTCCAGGCCGAGCCTGTGGGGCCCTGCTGACCGCTCACTGCATTCTGTGCGTTGATGTAGGTCCACGCTTGATCGCCCGTGCCGGGCAAGGTCAATTTAACATCCAACCACATATTGCTAATTAAATCACCATTTCTGGATATGGTCGATGTGACCGAAGAAGAACTCATTCCAACTGATCCGTTAAATGTCTGCAGAATCGCTTCCATCGAGAAGTTCGTGTGTCTGCGATAGACAACCTTAAAGAAAGTAATTTGCGGGTTACCCGTTAGGTAGATATCCTGAGCACCATAGGCGACAAGTTGCATTAATCCTCCTCCCATTTTTATACTATAGCATAGAAAATAATTTAAGAAAATAAAACCATTTTTAATATAATTAAAGATTAGTAATGAATTCTGGAAATAAAGGATTTCAAAATTTAGGAAACACATGCTATATGAACTCTGCTCTTCAATGTTTAAGTCATCTCTTAGAGTTCCATCCCAAAAATGATGACTTTATGAATGATTGTTTAAAGTGTCAAAACAGAGACGATTATGAATTAATGAATCAATGGATCAAGTTACAAATAGATGTCTGGAGAAATGATTCAGGTGAAGTTATTAATCCTCAACATTTCCTACGATCTTTCATTCATCAATGTCGATGTAAAGATAAAATCTTCTACAACTTTCATCAGAATGATGTTGATGAATTCCTAACTCTTTTGATGGAACTTCTTCATGAGTCTATCAAAAAAAAAGTAAAAATAACGGTGAAAGGAGAACCGAAAAATCAATTAGACAGATTAGCCTACAAAGCAATTGATGAATGGAAACGATTTTTTGAAGACGATTATTCCTACGTTATTAAGAAATTCTATTCACAATTATTAACTGTCACCAGTTGCACAGAATGTGAATATGTAACTACAAATCATGAACCATTAATGGTTCTATCCTTAGAAATTCCGGATAAGAATTCTTTAACATTAAAGGATTGTCTAGACAACTATACAGCATTAGAAACTTTAGATTGTAATAATTCCTGGAAATGTGATAAATGTAAAGCTAATGTTGAACCTGAAAGGAAAATTATGTTATGGGAATCATCAGATGTTCTGATCATTCTTTTAAAGAGATTCAAGGACGGAAGAAAAAATGATGCCTACATCCAATTTCCATTCTCGCTAGATATAGAAGATTACATTATCAATTACAGTGAAAGTAGTAATAATTACGCCTTAGCAGGGATGTGTATTCAATCGGGTGATGTGGGAGGCGGTCATTATTATGCGATGTGTCGGAACAATCTTGATAAAAGTTGGCACACATACAATGATACAAGTGTTTCAGATGTTTCGGAAAAAGAAGTCCTACAACAGAAGCCGTACTGTTTATTTTATCGGAGAGTTTAATCTAACTTAATCAATCTTTATATCCGCAGATTACTCAATCTTTATATCCGCAGATTTAATCAATCTTTATCCATTCCTTCTTCTTATTCCGATAGATCTTCCCATCTTTACCTTTGAGCATGACGCCTTCCGGAATACAGTTGGCACAGTATCCTAAAGCATTCGGATTGTTCATATTATCACCTTGAGTCACATTACACTTACATTTGTTTTTATACTTTAAAAGACTCCCCTTATTTAAAGTTTTTTTCCTAGAATTTCTTCTTTTAGACGTAGTCCTCTTAGGAACTCTTGTCCTGTTTGATCTTTTCTTTTTGTAACGATTTGTTTTTCTAATCGTTCTCCTATGACCCTTTCTTGAAGATTTTTTAGTGTTCTGTCTATTCTTTCTATTCTTTCGATGCTTTCTATTCTTTCTTCTATTCCTTCTCTGTGCTTTTGCTAATTCTTCAAAGGGTATGGCACCACCGTATTGCTTCATTAATTTGCTATATATATTGTGAGTGTTATCATCATTAGTCATATATACTATATCCTAGATAATCTTTTGTTCCAGTATCATCTTCATCGTCGGATATTTCTTCCATGATATCAAAGTATTCATATAAGAATTCTATCAAATGATCATATGATTTATCTCTGAATAAATCCAATGCATACGCTTTTTCCATTTCCTTATATTTCTCAAAAATAGTCTGAATGTCTTCCGAATACTTAAGATCAAAGTATTGAAAGTCTTCATCAAAGGCTAACTCATTTTTCTTAACAATTCCTTTATGATATACTTCATAAAAGAATTCCTTGAATTTAGATTCAAATGTTTCCCTATCTGTTATAAATGATAATTCATTCTGATCATTATACCAACTCACAATATGAGTCAGAAAAATAGTTAATACATCTTCTATGTAATAATCCTCCTCATATCTGATGGGTGTTATGATCCACTTCTTAAATTCCATTCGCTTCTATTTAATCTTTAGTAAAGAAAAAGAATTCTTTTAGGAAGAACAAACTTAACTGTTGATTAGATGTTGATTAGATGTTGATTAGATGTTGTGTTCGATGAAATAGATGATTGTATTTCTTAATTGTTCCTTAGTTAAATCATCTACATCAAGCGTCAAGTGAGGGTATCCTGCCCTAAATTTAAACTCTTCATTTTCAGAAAAATGATCTATGAATTTTAAGTGTTCCTTATGTGTTTCAGGATAGGTATCGATGATTCTCTTTACTTGAAGTTCTCTAGATACATTTAATTTGACAATTATCCAATTTTCTTCTACAAGAGCATCCAATTCATTCTGATATCGGATGTCATCTATCACACCAAAATCTTTAGTAAGAGTTTGCTTCAGAACTTGATTGACCCAAACTTCCGAATCAATATCTCTCATTTTATTAGCGAAGTTGATCAATAGTTCTCTGTCTTTCCCAACCATATTGAAGAGTTCACTTGCTAAATCCTTCACTTTTTGACCAAATGAATATCTTTGATAGCGGGAATCATGATCCATTATTATTTCGGCAATTGTACTCTTTCCGGAACACATTTTCCCTATGATGGCAACTTTCATCTAATACTATTACTATAAAAATCATATCTTTTTAAGTCTAATTTACTTAAAACTGGCATACTATATAAATGTATAAGGTGTATCAATCAATGCAGGTCAAGAAAAGAAACGGGGATTTAGAGGATGTTTCGTTTGACAAGATTCTGAAACGTATTAATTCGTTGGCTACCGGTGAAGAATTTGATCATAAATTAGATATTGATACGACTAAAGTTGCACAGAAAGTGATTCAAGAAATCTTTGATGGTGTGGAGACTTCTGAACTAGATATACTAACTTCTGAGACAGCAATAGCGATGTACTCAATCAATCCCGAATATGCCCTTTTAGCCAGTCGTATCGTTGTGTCGAATCATCACAAGGACACACTAGACACATTTTCTGAAAAGGTAGATAAATTATTTCATCATAGGAAACCTCTCCTAAACAAGGGATTTTATGATTTAGTTCAAGAACATAAAGATCTCATAGATGAAAAGATTGATTATTCTAAAGATTATCTCTTTGATTTCTTTGGTCTTAAAACTCTCGAGAAGAGTTATCTTTATAAGATTAATGGTGTAATTATTGAGAGACCACAAGATATGATTATGAGAGTTTGTCTATCAATTCATAGAAATGATTTGACAAAAGCATTTGAATCATATGATTTGATGTCAGATCATTATTTCACTCATGCGACGCCTACTCTGTTTAATGCGGGTTCCAATCGCGAACAATTTGCCAGTTGCTTCCTTCTTTCTATGAATGATGACTCTATTGAGGGTATCTACAAAACTCTTAAAGATTGTGCTTTAATCTCTCAACATTCGGGTGGGATTGGTCTCCATATCCATAATGTGAGGGCTAAAGATTCTTTTATCGCCGGAACAAATGGTAAGTCAAACGGTATTGTTCCTATGCTGAGAGTTTTTAATGATACGGCTCGCTATGTTGACCAAGGTGGGGGAAAGAGGAATGGCTCATTTGCAATTTATTTGGAACCGTGGCACGCCGACATCTTTGATTTCCTTGAGCTTAAAAAGAATCACGGCAACGAATTAGAAAGAGCAAGAGATCTGTTTTATGCTCTATGGATACCCGATTTGTTTATGGAGAAAGTCGAAGCAGATGAAGATTGGTATCTCTTCTGTCCAAATGAATCGTGTAATCTGAGTGATTATTACGGCGATGATTTTGTTCACAAATATGATGCCCTCGTTCAGCAGGGACTCTACAGAGAGAAAGTTTCAGCGAGGAAGTTGTGGTCAGCCATCCTAACATCTCAGATTGAAACGGGAACACCCTATCTTCTTTATAAAGATGCGTGTAATAAGAAATCGAATCAACAAAATTTGGGTGTGATTAAGTCATCTAATCTTTGTACCGAGATTATGGAATACTCCGATAAGGATGAAACTGCTGTTTGTAATCTAGCATCTATTTCTCTTAAGAAATTCGTTGTTAAGAAAGATGTATC